TCTTGCCCAAACAGTACGCCAAAGTTCACAGTCTTGGCAGAGTCATAGGGCAGACCCATTTCATCAGCGGTTACTTGGTGAATCTTCTTGTCTGCATTAAGAGCTTTGATAAGTATTGGGTCTTGGGTGATTGCAGCCAAAGCTCGGTAGTCAAGCTGGTTGTAGTCTGCCCTGATTATCTTTTTGCCCTCTGGGGCGCAGAACAAAGCTCTTAGCTTAACCCTATCATCCCGCTTGAACACGTTCTGTAGGTTAGGTCGAGCACAACTCAGTCTCCCAGTTGAAGTCGAGGTCTGTTTTAGTTCAGGATGGATACGGTTCTCGGCATCGGCGGCGTTGACATAGTTATCAACATAGGTTCCCTTCTCTTTGTATAACTCTTTGTACTCAACTATTTGTTCTACCAGAGGGTCATGGATAGTTTCCAAGACCTCCTTCTCAACTGACGGAGCACCTGAGTCTGTGAACTTCCAAGGTTCTATTCCCAAAGTACCATAGACATAGCTCTGAATATCTTGGGTGGCATGTGGGTTCAGGGGCAGGTCAAAGTTCGCCAACCGATTGTCCAGTTCCTTGGCAAAGTTCACTAGAATGCCGGGGTCAATCTGGATGCCCCTGTCCTCTATTGCCATCAGTACAGGTAGAAGGGGTAAATCAATATCAAAATAATGTTTTGGCAAAATCGGTATCCACTTTTCAGCCAAGAGATAAGTCGCAACTGAATCATTCGCATTGTACTCTGGAACCTCCTCGGGACTGTCCTTGATTTCATCCCATCGTTTCATCTGCATACCAAGATGTCTACGGGCAAGATATTTTAGACCCAAGCCACCAACCATATCTGAACCCGACTTGGACTTGCTATCTTCTTTGGGTGCTTGCTTTCCCAAACCGAGGCAGTAGGCCATTATCATGGTGTCGTGGAATTTCTCAGGAACAATCATGCCATTGGACTTGAGTTCTCGTATATCATACTTGGCATTGTGCATTGCCACAGGGCAATTTCCATACATCACTGTTTTACTTGGCCCATAAAAAGGAGCAACAGTCAACTTTCCTTTTCCATCACGGTAGGCTATAGACCATTGACCTATCCCCCCTGCGTGGTCTGTCTCTGTATCTAATGAAGCTAAGGGCATGCTATGCAAACTACCAATACCTTTATCGGTGGGTAGTAGCAAAAAATCATGGGGCGCAACTTCGGGGGGGTTTTCCCAATCATCCAATAGAGTAGCCCAAAGTCTTGGAGAATGGAGGGCGGCTGCGGGATGGTATTGGCAAACTATTATTCCTTTCTCGTGTTGGAACAAAGTTCCGTGTAACTGAGATACACCCCCTGAAGGAGAAAACAGGTTTAGAGGGGTTGCCCCAAGAGTTATAATGTACTGGGGCTTGACCAATTCCAGTTCCCTCCAGAGAAAATCAACACAAGCCTTTATCTCTTTCTTCCTCGGGTCACGATTCTGGGGCGGTCGGCAACGGCAGACGTTGGATAGATAACAGTCGTTAGTATCTATCTTGGCTAGGGCAAGAAGTTTGTCTAGTCTCCTGCCCGCTGCACCGATGAATGGAACACCAGCCTCATCCTCCTCTCTCCCAGGAGCCTCACCAATAAGGAAATACTTTGCCCCTATACTCCCAATCCCAGGAACAGGTTGGGTAGCGTTCATTCGGAGTTCACAGGTCTGGCATTGGACTATGTCCTTGGCGATTTGGTCTAGGCTATCGGTCATCTTCAATCCTAACTACCTGCTTGACACAAGAACAAGGCACAGCAACTCTGAACTTGGTAGCATCCAGTCGGGGAACAACCATTGTGACATAGCCCTTGCCCAAACATTGTTTACATTTGCTCCTATTGGATAGCATGGATTTTATTGTTATCTTGTCTAATATTTTCATATCACTCCCCAAACAAGAGGGCAACAAGTTCTTCATAGGTTGTGTCCTCAAATGACTTGCCATTCTGGTCACGGTCAAAGCGGTTAGATTTAATGGTAGTCACCATGACTGTCTTCTCAACAGGTTTCTTGTTCTCCATGACCAACTTCATCTTGGTGGCCATTTCAATATTGATGTCGGCAAAACCCTCAGTTTGGTTCCAACCCTGAACAATTAAATCTCCTGTTGGCTCTGCCCTATCCGAACCCTGGCGTTTGACCCACTTCTCACCGAGGTACTGGATGGTCACTAGGTTTATTCCATTCGTCTTGGCAAGGTCAAAGATAGCCTTCATCCGAAGGTTGCGTCTTTGGTACTCGTTGGTAGCAAGTTTCTGTTTCTCTTTGCCCTTCTCAGCAGCAACATCTTGGAGTTCCTCAAGTACAGTCTGTCTTAGCATAGCTTCCATAGCTGTGGCTGTGTCTATAACAACTGTCTGATATTCCCCGCCTTCAACGGTTTCCTTGTAGTCCTTGTAGAACTCCTCCCAGATGGGTGCTGCCCATGTCATATCCTCTGACTCAATAATTGGCATAGCAAAGTTCTGGACTTCAATGTTCTTGTCAGGGAACTTGGTGCGAACATAGTCTGCCCCGAGGTCGAACGAGAAAATCTTGATAGGTTCAGGGAAGGACATTGACAACCATGTTTTCCCTGTCTTGGGCAGACCACTAACTGAAACGAGAATATTAGGTATCAATAGGCTCCTCCTTCACCCCACCTTGGGGGTTTTGGTGTATCCGTCTTTGCCAACAATATCAAAATAAGAATGATAACCCAGAAGATAAATAGACCTACCGCTAATGGGTTCAATCCTTTTCCCTCCCTGTCTTTCTTATCTGTTTTTGGAGTTCATAGATTTGTTGGCAAGCTAGAAACATCTTCCAGTGGTTATCAAGATTCCCTGCCGACCTTTCCTCAAAGCCTTCATCCTCACTTTTTCCTACACGGAGCAGACGGACTTGTTCTACCAACTGCCCTTGCTCTTCCAACAGAACTTTGTAGGCAGCAAGCTGGCAGAAGTTTTCCATGTAGACTGCCCTGCTTGTTTTGAAGTCAATCAGGGTGGGGACATCATCAAGCAATCCGTAGAAGTCAGGTGTGCCCCCAAAACTATATACCTCGGATATGAAAGGGACTTCCATAGCAATAGGGTAGACTGAGTGCTGTTTCCTCCAATCCTCAAACTTAGTCATTGGACTAGAAGCACAAGCAATATCTTGAGGAGTATAAATTGACAGGTCTGGTTCTATTCCTTTTATCTTGCAAAGAATCAAGTAGTGAACCAATGTTCCTGTGTCCCCTGCTTGGTCACGAACCTTACGGTAGTCTAATCCTTGAACACCAAGTTGCCATGCCCAGTCTATCAGGGCAGGTTTATTCAAGATACCCAGGTAGGTCGTGACAGAGGGAACCCGAGTGCCATCGGCTTTTTTGTAAATGGTATGAATCTGCTGGTTAGCCATTAGGAACCTCCCAGTCCACATCCTTTATTATTGCACATTCCATGACATTCCCTGTTGGAATGTTTACCCAATTGGAGAAGTTCTTTTTGTCCTCGGAAACAAGGAGGGCAACAGTAGTTTTGTTTTCAATATCAGTCACTAGAAATCCTGCTGAGTAAACAATCTTGAACTCTGACTTCTCCACTTCCTCTGCTGTTGCCCAGTTATTGAAGTTGGTTGCATCCTTCCATTTGACAACTGCTAGTTGCATCTTACATCTCCGGTTCTTGGAACTTAGCGTTGTCCCCGTCACCGACAAGAACTAAGTCGAGATAGTCAGCCAAAGTTCCGTTGTTCAACATGTCTTTGAACTCTCCAAGTTGGGCCTTCTTGGGGTCAATGAGAATCTTTCTTAGAGCCGCCTTGCGGTTCAGACCCACAATCTTTTCCCGTACGTAGCCCTGGAGGCTGGTTGAGTCAGCAGTTTCGTCAGCAGCAAAGCAAAAGTGATTGGGCAGACCTGCTTCGTTGACAGCGAGAATATCTTCCTTAACTTTCTCTCCATCGTCATCGAGTTTTGCTTTCTTCGTATCGGGGTCAATGATATACTTCTGGAACAGGAGTCTTGGTTGCTTCTCCAAGGTAACAATACTGCCAATAAGTTCCGAGGGCTTCTTGCCCTGTTCCTTTGCTGATTCTAACCAGCACCTGTTGTAGATACTGTTCTTGTGCGGGTTCTTCCCTGCTTCCACATAGGGAATGTAGAAAGAAAACTTTCCATCCTTGAGTTCAAAGGAATCTTCATCCCCAAACATTTCCAAGACAGTGGTTTCCTCCATGTCCACCTTGACTACTTGCTTCTCTTGGTTCTCCCACATGGAGGGTGGGTCAACCACATCTATGCCCACCAAGAGACCCCTTATCTTTTTGATTCCTTGGAAGCCGCCTATGGATAATTCTTTTTCCGATTCAACTGGTAAAGCCACTTTGTTCCTCCTTATTTTTCCTCATAATCTATTCTACCATACCCAACTACCCCTCTGTCAAGTCACGTTCTTTTTCCCAGTCCTCAAGAACCAACTCTTCTTCTCTAATCTCGTCTAAGTAGTCCTCATAATAAGGGCAGGTAACTCCCTCTTCCTCTGCCAAAACGCACATCTTGTCATTCAAATTGCAACGAGGAAACTCAGAGTACCATGATTGGATTGACTCAGGGCACTGTTTCTTCCACGCTAACTTTTCCATCTATACTTCCCCCTTCCTTCTTTCTCTACTTTCCTTTCACTAACCAACTCCTTCAATGAATCATAAACCGAAGTATTGCTCCCTATCTTCTGGTCAAATAAATCCTTTGGAGATAGCCAATCTTTAGTCTTACTACAAAAGTCGGCTACTTGTTGCTTCACCGTTGGGGCAGAAGCAGACAAATGGAACTGGAAATCCTCACCCAAGGTAGCCTCAATAGAATCGGGGGGCAACTGAGCATGGCGGAGGAAGATAGGTTTTATCTTTACCTTCAAGGCCTCCCCCGCTTTGCTAATTCTCTGCATTTGCAGGTAGCTATCCACCCAGTCCTCAAGAACAGAACTGCCCCTGCCCCGTTTGGATATATCCTTGCCCGCATGGTGGATGATGAACACAGAGCAGTTGAAACCCTCGATGACGGAATCGAGAAAGTCCAAGACTTTTATAGCATCTGTGCTCTCGTTTTCGTCACCGAGGATTGCTTTATACCAAGGGTCGAGGATAAGAACTTGAGGTTCCGTGGCTTCAAGGGCAGACCATAGTTGCTTCTGCCCTGATGGGGTATCCAGTTTCATTGAGAAAGTTGTGCCTACAAACACGTTATCATAATCCTTACCTGTCTGCTTTAGTCTTTCCTGTAATATTTCCTCACCGAGTTCAAACTGAACATAGAGGACGGTTCCCCGCTTGGTAGAGAGTCCTAGGAATGGTTCCTCCGAGCCGATGCAATTGGCGAGTTGCAGGCATAGATAGGACTTCCCTGATTTCGGGGGGGCATAGAGTAGGCTCTTGCCCCTTTTGGGTAGCCAGTCTTTGACATAGAATGGGACTTCTGGCAGACTAGCTCTAGTAAACAGGCCAGCAGGGAAGACAAAACCTCCGATGGGTTTGATAAAAGACTGGACAACCTCTTCTTCGAGGTCTTGGTAGAGGACAAACTGTTCCTCCCCTGAACTTGGGTCTACAATCCAAAGTCCTTGGTTGCTCACTTTAACCACTTCTCCATCATTTTTGGAGTCATTATCTTATCTGCTAACCCGTACTCTATCGCTTCCTCTGGTTCCAGCCAGAAGTCCCTATCTATATCTTTCAGTATATCCTCCTTCCCTTTCTTTGCTCCACAGTCTACCAAGATGTCCACCATTTTGTTCTTATACTTTTCCATTTCTTGATGCTGGATTGCCCAGTCTCGGGCATCCCCACCCATCTGACCCGCAGGTAGATGCAACATAACTTTAGCGTGGGGCATCAAGTATCTTTCTTGCCCTGATGCTAATAAGAGGACAGCAGCAGAAGCACAATATCTGCCCAGTGTTATTACAGGTGACTTGAGGAGTCGGATAGTATCGTGCAATAGAAAGGATGTGTCCATATCCCCGCCAGGGGAGGATATGATAACCTTGATAGGTTCATGAGAGAACGTGTCTAGAGCAAAGAACAAGTTCTGTGACTCTACCTCCGCAGTAATTATTCCCGAGAGAAAATAAATCCGTTTGGTCGCCAGATGTTCTCGGACTCCCACCATTTGTTCCTCTGATACTAACTTACCTTCGTTGTCTCTTCTTGGATATAACATTTAGTCCTTTCTTTATTTTTTATTTGATAGAAATTTTAAGACCAATTATTGCTATGATTAGCAGCAATCCTAAGAATCCTATCAACATACCTGCAAAGAAATCATGCCAGTTCATTCTTCTCTCCTTCTATAGGACTACCTCACCTGATAGGACTTGCCAACACTTAGGGCACTCACGACGGGTGAATACTCCACCTTGACTGTGTTCAAAACATGGCTCAATACCCCATAGGAGTATCCTCTCCCGTTCCTTTCTCACCGCTTCGGCTTGTCTGGCAGAAAAGAGGGCAAGGATTTGGTTAATTGCTTTCTCTTTATCCACTATTGAATAGGCTCTATTCTCAATAAGAATGAAATCCACCTCTTTCCTCACCTGTTCATCGGTCAGTTCTAGTTCTTTATTGTTCATTTCAGCACCTCTTTTTTCTACCACTGCTGTAGTAATTCTGCTAGTCTTTGTTTCTGCCACTCTCTTTCAGCAGCCCCAGCAGCATCCCTAGCAGCATCCCTAGCAGCCCAAGCAGCAGCCCCAGCAGCATCCCTAGCAGCCCAAGCAGCAACCCAAGCAGCATCCCTAGCAGCCCAAGCAGCATCCCAAGCAGCAAATAATTCTTCTTGAGTGGCTTGCCCGATAGCAAACTTGCGAGCAGCTTCTATTGCTAGGCGAGGCCTCTTATCATCTGGGTACTCTTTCTCAAATATAGGCAATACCCTCTCAGCACAGTCGCAAGCGAATAATCTGGCTATTCTGTCTCTATCGGCTACTGGCTCACAACATCTTAATGCCCACAGAGCATCCTCCAGTCCGCAGACTTCCAGAACTTCAATAAGTGGGAATGGCCTATTTTCCCCCCAGTTCTTTATCCCGCCTTTGAACTTTGCGAATTTCTTGTAACGCCTTACGCAAGCCTCAGCATCTTTTGCTGATTTGAATGTTAGTGTTAGCATCTTTTCCTCCTATTTACCCATTTTATTTTATCTATATAGGCTGATATACCCTCTCAGTTACCCTTCTAATACTTTTCCTGCTAAGTTCTCCTCCCTTGGAATCCAAGTAAATGTTAGACTACCAAAGTCTCTAAGAAACCTTATTACCTTGTCCCGATAGGGCAGAAGATGTGCCTTCTTACACTTCCAATTTCCTGTTACTTGCCTGACAACCAGTTGGGAATCAGCAAGAATCTCAACTTCCCCTACCTTTCGTTCTTTCGCCCACTCAAGGGCAAGAATCACCGCTTTATATTCCCCTACATTGACAGTGACAGGTTCAAGATAGGGAATGATATGAGGTTCCTGCCCCTCTGGGACAAAACAGGCTTCTTTCAAACTGGAATCACAGTAGATTTTCATTTTTTCTCCCCTACATTTATATTCTACCATACCCAACTACCCCTCTGTCAAGTCCGCACCACAATTCCACCCCTCTTCATGAAACCCTCCCCCCTGACCACCACTAAAGTTCTGCCCATTAGTTTGAGGTACTCGCCCAATCGTAATCCAGCCAGGCAAAGGGGCAGTTAGTGGTGTTGATTGAAGCGCACTTTCAGTGAGGATGTAGGCCACCGTGAACAATTTGTCGGACACTATCAGTCTATTTCTGGAGGCTCTTTCCAAGTCCTCACAGCCTAGGTCTAAACACCTATACTTCTTTCCATCAATTGTTCTTATCGTTTCTTTTTGTCTGCCCATCTATCTCCTTCTTCAAAGTAAATTGATTCATATCAGGACTCTAAATATCCTACACCCCACCCCTGTTACGTTACACTACAGGGGGTGGTGTAGTAGGATTTTTTAGCCTTGTCCGATTAACCCTTCTCTACCCCTTTCTACACCCCTCTCTGGACTCAACAAACTTCTTCAAAGTGCAACGGCCACACACCTTCATTAGTTTGCCCAAGCAAGTCTTACATTTATCGGGTTCCTTTACCATGTTCCCATCCTTTCTATATTGCTCTTTCATCCTCAGTTGGCTTCCTCCTAGCTGATAGTTCAAAGCACATAGAACATACCTGCGATTCGTCATCGGGCATAAAGTACACTTTGGAAACAACCTGTCCGCAGAAGTCGCAGACTATACCTCCGTCTTCGCCATCCTTCCCTTTCCAACCAGCTTGGGCTTCATCCCCCCATCCTCCAAAGTAGTTTGAACTTGCTTTATACTGGGCTAGTTGGATTTTCTTTGTAGTAAGATAGCCTAGGTTACTATAGAAGTAACCCCCGTCCTCAACAAACTCCCCGATGTAGTCTATGCCCCTATTGGACAACAAAGCAAATTTACTATCCGTGTAGTCTCCAATTAGTTTTTGAACACTGCTTTCCCAAAGGCTATCCCCCATGCCTACAAGGTAGTCTACAATGAACTCTTGGGCATCATTTACATCTCCTAGCTTACCTCCGCTATAGTAGTTCCATTCAAACTGGAGGTCATTATACTTCCAGATAACTCCATTGTGGGCAAGGGCGACATCCGTAATCACATTAAGTCCGTTTAATGCTTTTCGGTCATCGGTTATAGGGAAAGGGTGGCAAAACTCAGGGCATACAGAGCCAGTCATGGCAGCACGAAATTGGAATATGATGTCTACGTCCTCCACTGTCTTATCTTGTTTGTGTAGGTACTTCTCCATCAAATCTATGACTTGAAACATCTGCTTCTCATTCATAGCCCCTTTCAAAACCCTCACCTTGTTTCCATCTTGAAAGGCAAGGCCAAAGCCATCGGGGAATCTCCCAAACCATGTCCTCATTTTTTTCTTCCCTAACAGGGGAAGTCCTTTTGGTTTTCCGATTACGAGACACATATTTCCTCCCTTTATTTGGTATAATAATACTCTATGCTACCCTGCCTTTTGGCGGACAATAACCCTTTATTTGCCAATACACTTTTGACTCGTTGGGCAACCATTGGGGCGGGGTCAAACAACTTAGCCTTGGTGTGTTGTGCTATAACTGGAGACAGAAAATGATAGTGAGTGCAACCTAGTATCAATGTGTCAACATCTTCTAGACCAACTAAACTATTAGCTACTTCCTGCTCTGTTTCTTCACTAAAGAGATTACCTTGTTCAACAAGGCTTGCTAGATTCGGGCAGGCTTTTCTAGTCTTAGCTATTGGATACAGGGAGCCTGCAACTGAATGTTTTGTCCCTATCAATCCTACGTTACACCCTCTAACCCTCTGGGGAATATCAGCCATAGTCATTACAGGTACAGGGCATCTAGCTTTCAGTTCTTTGCCCGCTATGACGGAGGCCGTGTTACAGGCTACAACTATCATCTTCACTGGGAAGTTCAATAGCCAAGTCATGTTATCTAGCGAGAACTGGGTGATTGCCCGTTCTGTCTTATTCCCGTAGGGGAAGTGGGCGGTATCCCCCAAGTAGACAAAGTTCTCGTTAGGTAGTAGTTTGGCTATAGCCTGGAGAACACTTAGCCCACCAGTACCAGAGTCAAACAACCCAATGGCTTTGTTGTTAATCATTTTTGTCCCCCTCAAAAATAGGAGTTAGATTAGTAAGCTCTCCTGCCTTTTTTTCCTCCAAGTATTGGGGCAAGTATTTATATCTCGACTTCATCATTTTTTGCACCAGCTGCGTCCAAGTCATTCCTTGGAGTTTGGTAGTAGTCGTGTTCTTAGCGTATCTAGCTAGGAAATCAACAAGTTCTATACTAGCCAAAATAACGTTACGACTAAGCGTTCCTCGAAAGAGTCTAATCTCAATAGTTGGCTGTGAAGAGCGAAGGTTTACTGCCATGTATCTGGAAGAGTAGTAAGACAATTCATTGATTTTTCTTTGGGCAGACTTATCAAACAGATTTGAGCCTAGGTGGGGGAGTTTCTTTTTATAACTCACTGCGCTTCTTTCTAGTAAGTAGCGACTCATTCTGCCCAAGATAGCAAGTTGGTTGTAAAACTTCTCAAACAGATAAATTAGCCTAAGTTCATAGAGTTCTAGGTGTTTGCCCTCATAAAAACTTCGGCTAAAGTGTATATGAAGGGCGGAATGTGCTGTTCTCTCGGAGCTACCACCATACTGTCGGACAATCTCCTTAATTTCCTTCCAAGGGAAGAAGTCTCTATGGAAGTCTAGGGAGCAGGGTTGGGTGATAATCTCTACCCCGTTTTCTAGGCTAGAATCCTCTTCCTGCCAAAAAAGGTGCTCTTCTTCAGATAGGACAGCTAATGCTTCGGCGGCAGTTTCTAAGTCGTCGTAGTCCTCTGTTTCCAGTTCAACTCCGAAGTAAATTGGCTCTGTTCTATCGGGGTGGAAACAAGGTTCAAAGTCATGATGGTATTCGTGTATGTATGGAGAACCCTGTCGGGAGCAGTTTATACAATAACCATCTTCACCATACTCGTTATTGAGGTAAACAGTTCCACACCGGTCGCATATAAAGTGTTCATTAGAGCAATCTATGCACATGCCCCCCCAAGCCCCATTATCCACTTCTTCATTGTAGCTCGTTCCGCAACAAATACAATCAACCCAGCCAACTTTTTCTTCATCCATTTTTCTACCCTCCAGTATCATAATACCACTAGACTCTAGTCCGTGTCAAGTTGAATCTGCCCTGAGCCTACAGAGGGCAGTTCCCCAACCACGACTGATTCAGGTTTAGCTTCTCCTAGTTTCCATTGGGCTACGGCATGGGTTTGTTGGTTGTAAAACTCTTTGCCATAGTCCTTTTTGACTCTGGCTCTATTGAGCCGAGCCTGTTCGGGTTCAGGGCAGAGTAAGTTATACATAATCTACCTCCAATTCCAGTCTACCACTAGGGCAGGGGGTCTGTCAAGTCGTGCCTAGTTGTGACTAAAGTTTGTTAGCATTTTATAGGGTGTTGTTCTGGATAGCAAGCTCCAACTAACCCTTGTATCGCCCAAGATTAGCCACATGGCTTTCTGGGCAAGACTTATGTGGTATGCTCCAAATAAAATATCCTTCATGTTTACTCCCTTTCCTTAATCGCTAACCTCCCCCAATAATAAGAGCTAGTAAAGGACTACCGTGTGAAGTCGTAATATTCCTCACGCCTGCCGATTAAGTATGTGCTACCTTGTGCATCGCCTGCCCGCTTCCACCTGCCAAATTTATTCAGGAACAAGACAACCTCGGCGGTCTGTGGGTCTTGCTCATATCTATATTCTTGGGATTCCGAGTAGCCATTCTTGTCAATGCGGGTGGCGATGTCCGCCTTGACTACTATGCGCTTGGTAGTAAGCACCTTGACTACTGTGTAAGGGTGTCTGTCGGAATACATTAATTCAGTTACCCCCATGCCAATCTCAGGCTTTAGTGAACGGGTTTGATTACCGATAGCATTTTGTAAGCTACCATAACCCCTTACATTGATTGTATTGCTTGTCATTGTCTTTCCCTCTCCTTATACTATTTATTTTGAATCTTGGATAGTCAACTCTTGGTGCCGCCCTAGTTCTTCAGCTTTCCTACTTCTTTATCTCTTCCAAGTCTATGTATAGCTTGGAGAAGGATTTTATGGCCTTGCAGTCTGCCTCTGGCTGGAAGTGTGCCAGGGTGGTTCCGCCATTCTTTTTTTCCACTGGCTCTGCGGTCTGTTTCATCTGGAATATCTTTGCTGCCCCTTTGTCGTTTTTAATGCTTACTTCAACTGACATCATTTTCTTAGCTCTCCTTTATTAGCCTTGACTAGAGCAGCACCGAGAGTGGGCTATCCGTATTCAGTTGTTAAAGTGCGTGGCTCATTTCCGAGACTACCCCTATCATCCCATGTCTAACCCCACAGCTCAATCCCCCAAAGGTACTGGGTGGGGGTAGTACCTTAGTCCTAGAACAGATGTTCTAACCGATAGCCGCTGATATTGACAAATACCAGTATTGACAAATACCAGTAGGGAATAAAGGGCAGACGAAGGCAGGGCAGAGCCATGTACTATCAATGACCGTGGGCAGGGGCAGGCAACCTTGTACTGGCTTGACTCCCTGCCTGTTGGATGTGGTATAATAGAAGTAGGGAAGCCAAGGCAAGGGAAACCATTAAAGGAAAGGGGCAAAAGGGAAGTGGGTTGGGGCAGGTTGGATTCTATACTGGTATTGATTGCCCCAAACAAAATTTTCGATTTTTTACCTACTTTACATAAACCTCTCCTGCCCTAGTCTCAACAATAACAAGTAACGGCAATCTAGCAATATTTTTGGTAACTCCCCATGCCTGTGGCCTATCGAGATACAGACACGAAAAACCATAAAAAAGGCGGCAACCCATTACCGCCACGCACAAAACGGGAAAAAATGAAAAAACAGGGGGTGTAGGATAGGCGTGAAATCTGAGGCTATGGTTCCTACACCCACACCGCCGCTATATAATAGCGGTGGGGGGTGGAGGATACTCACAAAGAGGCATAATGAGCAATCCAAAAGAGATAAAATATCAAAACCGTTACAAGGTAAAGAACCCCCATCGGGCAGACCACCTGCGCCCATACATGATTAAACCAGGGGAGACCCGAAATCCCCATGGTCGCCCCAAAGGGTCGGTCAGTATTGCCGAGACCCTGAAATCTTATCTTGCCCGTCATCCTGACGAGGTTGCCAAGATTGTTACCGCTATGATTAAACAAGGACAGATTGGAAACATGGTAGCTACCAAGGAAATGCTGGACAGGATAGACGGTAGGGTGGTTGAGACCCACAAGATAGAGGGTGAGCTGCCCATTAAATTGGTGTTTGTCCCTGCTGCCCAAATCCTTGGGGTGGAAAAGAAAGAAGAAATTATCGAAGGGGAATCGAGAGAAGTTCCTCTAATTGAAAAATAGTATAGGGGCGAAAACAGCCAGTGGAGAAGGCTACAAACCAATGGCGATAGCAACGGCGAAAGGGAAAGTCCTTAGAGGTTGCGGTGGAATAGACACCTGCCCCTAGACTAGCATAAAGAATTTCTTATTATAGAAATCGGATTAAAAGTAAAATAGAAAACAAAAAGCGGTGCGCCCTTTCGGGGGCGGGAAATCAAGTCTCCTCTGAATAAGAGTGATGCATGGTGGGGGCAGAGACTTTACTGGAGGCTATATGATTATAGACTGTATCTACAGTCAGGATTGCTCGGACAAGGACAAACTGTGTGGTTCATGTCAACACAACAAGAAAAGAAGTTACTATGAACCTGTTGAACGCACTCCCCTACCCTTTGTTCCATACATACCCTACATACCCCCTTGTACTCCAACTATTCCCTATCTCACAGCTCCTTGGTACATGATAACGACTTCTTATGGCACAACAGACTGAACAGATAAAACAGATAGGCTATACCAAGATATTTGAACGCAACCGAACCAGCCGAGCCAGAACATTAGTCAATGTCGGCGGGGCGGGCAGTTCAAAGTCACATTCAATTGCCCAACTTCTAATAGAGAAGTTCTTTAGTGAAAAGGATAAACAGTTCATTATAGCCAGAAAAACCATGCCTGCACTCAGACGTAGTTCTTATGCCCTAATTGTAGACCTGATGAAACAATACGGGGTCTACAGTCATATAGACCACAACAAGACGGACAATGTACTTACCCTGCCCCAGATGAACAACTCTATGTGGTTCTTCGGGCTAGATGAACCCTCCAAGGCCAAGTCTCTTGCAGAGGGTGCAAGTTATATCTGGTTAGAAGAGGCAGACGAATTTGACCACGAAGATTACTTGGCTTTCAAGTTGCAGTTGAGAAGGAAAACAGAGAAGGAATTAAATCATCTTTACCTATCCTTCAACCCGATTGATGGCAACGGCTGGATTCCAACCAAGCTCATAGGGCAGGACGATGTAGAAGTGATTCATTCCACGATTGATGACAACCCCTTTGCCGACCCTGAGTATGTCAAGGATTTGAAAAAGATGGCGGGGGAGGATGAAAACTATTATAGAATCTACGTCCTTGGAGAGTGGGGCAGACTAGAGAACCTGATTTTTACAAACTACAAACTGGTTGATGCCCTGCCCGATAAGTGGGATGCATGGTGTTACGGTCTAGACTTTGGTTACACACATCCTACCGCCCTAGTTAAAATAGTCATGTCAGATAGAAAACTATATTGGGATGAGTGCCTCTGCCAATCTAAGTTGACAAACTCAGACTTGATAGAAAGACTCTCCCATTTTTCCCGTGCTGACATATATGCTGATAGTGCAGAACCGCAGAGGATAAAAGAAATCTCCAATGCGGGTTACATTATCCATAACGCCAACAAGGATGTCAAGCTAGGTTTAGATGTCTGCCGTAGACAGACAATTCACATTACCAAGGGAAGTATCAATATCTTGAAACAGATTAGAGGCTACCATCGTAAAAAAGATGGTAATGGAGGTCTACTTGATGAACCATTCAAGTTGGAAGATGATACCATGGACGCTGCCCGTTATGGAGTGATGGGGATTACAGAACGCTTTGGCTTCGCTACGGCTCGACCCAGACCAACTGAGCCGATTAAGTCTCTAACATTTGAAGAAAAAGACAGCAATAAAGTATTGAACCGTTGGATGAAGAGGGACTAATGGCAAATAAAAATACCAAACCTACCGTGGATGAAGTTTTGGCCTTGTATGATGACTGTACTAGACGTTACTCTGAATCGGGCCTTCTAGGACAGTTTGACGATGATGAAAAGTTCTACGAATTAGAGTTCAAGAACTTGCTACTCCTGCCCAAAGAATTTGAGAAAGAAGGCGTTGTACTTCCTACTGCCCGAGACCTAGTTGACACTTGTGTAGATAATTCCGACATCTTCAATGTCCGTGTTTGGGTGAACCGTAAAGGGGAAAGCAAGAAGTCTGAGGAAGAAACAAACCTGTTGAGGAAGTTTGGCCTTGGTGTTCTCTACAGGAACTCAGTAGAGGCCAGTATATCCCCGCTTAGAGTTTCAGCAAAGCATTATTGGTTGCATGGACTGGCAATAATCAAGGATGTCTGGGATGCTGACCGTTGGATGGGCAAGCCAGAAAGAAAAGAAGATGATACCGAAGCAGGTTATGCTGCCCGAATTGACCAGTGGAGGTCAGAACACCATGATAGTATACCCATTGTTATCCAAGGTGTTCATCCAAGGAACATTATGCTAGACCCCTACTACGATGGAGGCATGTTTGTCTTTGAAACCCGAGAGGAACTATGCTTCAATGTTAGACAACAGTTTCCTAACTGGGGCAATCCTGAGTCCAAGAAGATTACGGATAGGGTTGTCCATGTTTCTTTCTGGACAAAAGACTATAGATGTGAACTCTATGACCGAGAACCAGTTCTCAAGACGGCTGGCGGGGTTGCCAAACACAGTTATGGTTTTATACCCTATGTTCCTATTGATTCTGGTTTGGGTAATGTCTCCTCGGATAATTCCCTTACCAAAAAATATGTAGGCATACTGAGATATATCAAGGGTGTCCTTATCTCTGAGTCTAGGGATTACTCAATCAGCGATGTGATAATGAAGCGGACTGCCTTCCCTTGGGGATACCTGACTGGCCCTAATGCCCAGAATATAACCGAGGTTTTCCAGAAGTTTGGTGAATACAACACTCTTCCCGATGGGGTAGAAATCCACGACATGGCCCCGAAGGTTCCGCCCGAGGCTTTGTTAACTTGGCTGAACGTGTCTTCCAACTATCTTGGTGCTCACGCTGCCCCTCCTGCCGTTAGAGGTATGGGGGAAGCTGGTGTGCGGTCTGGGGCAGACCGAAGATTACTTATAGCTCAAGCTGCTACCCGATACCAATATAGCAACGAAGCGTTCAAACACGGTATCGCCAAGGTTCTGTCCAATTGTGCTCGTATTATGAAGAATGTTGTCCCAGGTGATATTAACGTCTGGGCAAGAACACCAACAGACGAGTTTGACATTGAGATTAAAAAAGACAAGATGAACGAACCCTTCACCTTCTATGTTGAATTTGCCCCTATCAGTGAGGAAGACGAATACCGAAGGCATGATGACCAAGAAAGACTCTATAAGTCAGGGTTGGTGACAAAGAACTGGGCAAGGAAGCAGATGTCCAATGTAGACCCCGAGGCTATGGAACTGGAAGAAGAGATAGAGAGATTGAAACTTGACCCGAACATACAACAGATTCTATCCCAGTACACGGCAGGAAAGTTGGCAGAGGCAATATCCAAGAGAAGTGCCGCCGAGGGGGTTGGAGAACAACAGGTTCCTACTGCACCCAATATGGGAATAAATACACCCCAAGTAGGCACTGCCCCAATGGAGGCAGGTAGGAGACTAGTTCCCCCGATTCCAAATACGCCCCAACCTGGTTCTGCCCAGCAACTCCAGAACAATATGCAGAATATGAGAAGCCAAATTCCAATGTCCTCTACTCAGGGACAGTTTGGTGGGGGTAGTTAATGAAATCAATACCTCTAACCCAATCGGTGGAGAAGGTTGTTGCCCTGAAAATGAAGGCGGTAGATAGTCTGTTGGAAGAACTGATAGACCCTATTGCCGATGTGGGCAGCCCTGAGAAACTATTGGGCAAGAAATATGAAACTTGGTCTCCAGAGGATTTAGCTCTTATGACTAAAGTTTATGGAATAAAAGAGCCTAACCCTTTGTCTGATTTAATATTTAATAAGACCTACAAACAGGTGAAGGAACTGGAGGAGGCTGAATTATAATGGCTACATTATCTCCATTGGCGCAAAGACAAGCAATGATAGTGTCGGGAATCCCCTATGCTGAGGCCCAAGCATCAATTAACAAAGGGAGTGCTAACTACCAACCCTATGCAGGATTTGGTTTTCCTACTTCTCAGGCGGGGAGTGACATCAAAAACTGGTACACACCTCCTGTTGCAGTTACTACTCCACCTGTAGCACCAAAGGTTCAGGACATTCCTTCTCCAACAGCAATTATGGAGTTGCAAGGTCAACAGGGAAGACCTACTCCTGGATATGATAAAGACAATCCTCCTCCTTTTGGAACACCCGAATATACAGAGTGGTATTATGCAGGATTTGGTTTTCCTACTGTTGCAGGTACTACTCCACCTGTAGCACCAAAGGTTCAGGACATTCCTTCTCCACCAACAATACCAACAACAACAACAGAGAACACAACCCTAGAGCCGCCAAATCTTGGTTGGTATTTAGGAATGAACCCAAATACAGA